ACATACTCTATTGCTGTTTGTTTAGCTTTTACTTGTTTTTCATTTTGTGGCTTATAGTTGTTAACCGTTGCATCTCTTAATGACGGATTAACATTTGATTGATTGAAAATATAATCAAGTTTCTTTTGTTTATTCCTTTTGTATTCTTCGTAAGCCAATCTTTGAATTTCACATTCGCAACCGTCTTTGTATTCATATCCATTTTCAAACTTATATAAGTCATATTGATGCCCGCATTTATCGCAATTCTGTCTTAGTATTACTTCGATTGGTTGATATTTTTTTAAACTTTCGTTTATTTTTTCGTTGAATAACGGTTTCATAACATCCTCCTAGTCCCAATAACTTTCGTCGTACTTCATACGTTCCAATTGATCTATACCAGTTTCTTTAATCTCTTCGCTATAATCATTCATATAGCTTTCGTTAGTTAAAAACGTTTTAGGGTACTTTTGATATTGTTTGTCTGTAATAGTTTTTAAATACTCTCGAGTACCTTGCATGATTTGCTCAAAAGTATGTTTCTTTACGCATGATTTGAATTTAGTGAAAGACATCTTCTTATCTTTTTTCTTGTTGTAAAGTTTCCACCATTCCTCAAATTGCTCATGCGTAACGTCAGTTGCGCTATTATTTGAACTTAAGTTCTTATCTATATCTTTTTCTTTATCTCTTTCTAATTCTTTATCTTCTTCTGTTGCGTGACTGTCACGTGACGTCACGTGACCATTTAGCAATTTTCTGTTGTTTTCTCGTTGCTTTTGTTTCCTCAACCTGTTCTGAGCCCTGATTTTCTCGAGTCCTTCAATGTTTTGGTGTTTTTCCCAGTTTGTCACTTTTATGACACCATTAACTTTTTCAATCATGCCCAACGTCTCAAAAGTTTGTATTGCTAACCTTATTGAGTTAATAGGTCGGCTAAACTCATTTGCTAACATTTCTTCGTTATACGGCAAGTTTTCAGATAACATAATGTAACCTTGTTCGTTGTACTTTCCTGATAAAGTTAGCAACTTAACCCAAATGGTTATGATCGTATCTCTTTCGGGTAAAGCTTCGATATATTTGATTTTGCTGTCATCAAACATGCCAACTTTAAGTTTTATCCACGATACTTCTCCCATTGTCTTCTCCTTTCAGCGCTTTTATTTTGTCCGGTACTTCCCAGTTAGATATGAATTCTTTAAGTTCATCTGTCATAGGTACGTCGTTAAGGATCGCGTCAGATCCATGCAGGTATGACGAACATTTGTTGTAAACTAATCTCGCTTTGTTTAAATCGTCATATCCGCCTAACGCTATATAGTTGCCAGAATAAAATATTTTTGAATAATATCTATGTTTTATTTTGTTTATTCCTCTTAAATTGTTTTTATCAGTTCCCCTCTTCAATTGCTTTATGTTTGTTTTATAGTTTCTTTTTTTCAGCCTATTATCTTCTCCAATTATATTAAGGTAACCAACACCACCCCAATATTCATTAACTGCATTGTTGTAAGCTTTTGCTGCTTCATCTTCATTTACAAAGTGACCTAAGTTTTTGGTTTTTTTATCAACAGCTATACATGCATACCAATTATTATTTTTTTTATCCCATGAAACGCCTTTATATTTAGATGAATTGTTACACTTCGCTTTGCTCCATCTTGTTTTATTACCTTCAGTTGTTAGATTTTTTCTTGTGAAATCATTGTTTTTTATTTTTTGGAAACTTTTTTTTAGAATAAAATCAGGTAAATGCTTTTTATCACTATTCACAATCATTCTGTAATTATCTTTAAAAGCTTTATGCCAAGTATGCTGATTAACTCTCTCGTAATCTTCATCATCAACTAAAATTTCTTCTCCATCTTGTAAAAATATCGATTTAACCATTATTCTCCTCCTTTCAACATTTTATTGAGCCTCTCATCAACTTTTATCCACGAGTCATGCAAGTGATATTTATCATCAAACGACTTAACGCCAATTGCGTGCTGTTCATTATGATGTTGTCTACACAGTGCTAACACATGTTTGTCGTAGTGATTCATTTTGTTTCTGTTCATGCCTCTGCCGACTGCTTCATAATGTGCCAGGTCTGCGTGAGGCTTTCCGCATATTACACAGTTGCGGTTGATTGTAGCCCAATATAATAACGCTTTATCTTCGCTTAACAACTTACTCGTTTCTACACTCATAGGTATTTGATGATGAAACATAAACGCTATAATCAGTTCTATTAACTCCCTTGCAACTTTCATAGAACAGTCGCGCAGACTGATTTCTTCATAACCTTTCATAATTTCCAATTCTGTTTGTAATAATTTTCTAGTTGATTCTACTGGTTCGCCCCAGTGAAGTTCTATATCTCTACACATTGCGAATATTTTTTGCGTTGTTCTATAGATAGTTTTTTATTGTCCGGAACCTCTACTTCTGCTTTTAGTGGATATCCGTTTTCTAGTAAGTCAATGTGACTTTGTTCAAGTTCAACACCAGTAGCAACGACGGAATAAGTACCGTCATTGTCTTTCTGGTATCTTGTAATGTATTGCATTTAAACCACGTCCTAGAACGGTAAATCATCATCATTGATTTCTATTGGACCATTAGCATTAGCGAATGGGTTTGATTGTTGACTCATTGGCGTCTGTTTCCCATTTGCTTGCTGTTCTTTTTGTTTCATCTCATCAGTTTTAGGTTCTGGTTTATTAACTACTTCATCGTCTTTATTCCAAACTTTTACATATGAGAGTCTTACAAAATACTTGCCTTGTTCCTCGTTAAATTTATTTTTAAGTACAATAGTTCCGATTTTGTTAATTAATTGATCTGTGTCAAAAGTTAAATCTGGTAAGTTCAATTTAATTCCTAATCTACTAAGTAACTCGATATATTGTTTTTCTTGATAATCTTGTTGGAATGGTGGGACGAATTGGTTGTGTTTGTATTGTTTACCTTCGTTGTTTTCAAAAACAATCGTGAAGTATCTGTTTTCTCTGTCGTTAAACTCGACATTTGCAACTTTTACTGTAAATTCTCCAGCTCCTAAAAAGTCCCCACCTTTCATGAATGCCTCTTGATTAGTTTCTTGAATGTATTGTGTTCTACCAGTGATTTTCATAATTTTTATACCGTCCTTTTAATTAATTTTTAATTACCATTTCTAATTGCTTGTACAACATCGTTAATACTTGGATTAATGAAACGTTTGTTGTTAATTTTGATGTTGCTTGAGTGTCTTATCTTTGTCTCGAATAAATTTGATGGTTCAGCGTTAAGTACATATTGATAAGTTTTTTCGCCGTCTTGCTCATGTTCTTCTATTGTCATTCTTGCTAACACGTCAGATTGACTGATGACTGCTTTTTTTATTTGGTCTTGTGCCTCTATCGTGATTGTTGGATTGATAGTACTTCCCTCATCATCTTTGTCTTTGTTAATGCCCTCGTGTCCGCTTATAGCAAGATGAAATTGATAATGTTCTTGTAATTTAGAAATATAACGATAAATACTTACAATGCGTGTAGCACACTCGCCCCAATCATTAAATGTCGGTTTCTTTGATTTACCGTCCATGATGTCGTCCATAGTGATATCACGTAACTTTTGGATTGTTTCAATCACTAAAACATCAATTTGTTTTCCGTTTTCTCTTAGTTGTTCAATAATTTTAGGTAGCATTTTAATCACTGCACTAAAATGCTTATAATTCTTAATCTGCACAACTGCCCCATCTTCTGTTACCGTTGTTCCGTCCTCATTTATATCTAGTACTAAGGCATTGTTATCTTTTGTTAAAAACGTAGTTTTACCAGTACCGAACTTGCCGTATATCGCAAATTTATAAAACTTGTTTGCATTTTGTTTGCTGATGTCTTTTACACCTAGTTGCGTTAAAATATCGACATCTTGATTAGTTTGTTCAGTCATGTTCTACCTCCTCGTACTCAATAGTTTCTGTCACTGTTTTCTTGATTGCTTTGTGATAATCCATATTGATACTCGCTTCTTCCATACCGTTAAACTCCCTAGCTCTATTTCTATTTGTGGAGTAACTAACATCTGAATTGTTATCAGTTGGTTTGTTAGTTATATAAATTGGCATATCCCTATGACGGATGATATAAGTTACAGTCTGATTCATAGCGACCTCCTACCATCTCATGACTAAGTTAATTAGTCTGTCCTGTTCGTCTGTGTTCTCTTCAATCCATTCATCTATTGCTTGGTTGAATAAGTCTGATGCCATATCTAAGTCATTCTCATCTACGACATAAGCATGTTTAATTGGTACGTTGTTCATATCTTTAACTTGTATTGATATGCCCATATGACCTTTTAAAATGAATAGCTTAAAATCGAATCCGTTAACATGAATATTTTTGCGTATGATTTCGCCTATTTCGTAATACATTGTTTTAGTCCTCCTTGTCGTCATCAATACCGAGAAATTTTTGTGATTTACACATTTGGAGAACATTGACAATGTCTTTATAACTCTTAGTGCTATCCAATAAGGAAGCAAGATCGAAAGTATGACCAATCACAGAATTTGAACCTGCTAAATAATCTCCGTCGATAACTCCTATTGATGAGAAAAGTAAAATATCAAATTTACTTTCTCCCTTAATTTCTTTCGCTAATTCATACAATTCTCCGCTTTTTTCAGATAATAAGTCTTTTATTTCGTCCTGAGTCATGTCTTTATAATTTTTAGTCATAGTTGACTTCCTCCTTGTTTCGTTTTATATTTAACTTGAAATTTTTCTTAAGTACTTGATACTGTTACTTGTTGGCGCAAGTAGCAGTTTTTTTTATTCTTCATAAAAGTATTCCTTATAAAATATGAATGTCGCTATGCTTGCGAATCCTGCAATTGACCACGCTGTGGTGAAGTATAGAAACGGCATGAGTACAATCGCTAAGACTGTGAAGCACAGTACTGCTAATAGGTAGCTTTTATAAATGTTACTCATTTTCTTTTTTCAACTCCTCCATTATTCTCTGGTCTGATAAGTCGTGATAAGGGAATTTTTTCCTAGCTAATTGGACTGGTATTCTGCCTCGTATCGCAATGTATCCTTCATCTTCAAGCTCTTTATTCAGTTCTCTTATTATTTGTCCTGCTTTGGATTTAGAAACAGATAAAATTACCGCAAGTTCTTTAGCTTGCAAACTATTTTTCATCATATCTTTTCCTCCTTTAAAATAACTGTTGATTCTCTGGGTTATCTGCTTCGTAATTATCTGCAATAATACTTTTAGCGAAAAAGTCCAAACTGACCTTATATAGGTTGTTCATAGATTTCTTTACGTTAACCCCTTCCTCAAGTACATAAGGCACCCTAAAATCATTTATAAACAGTCCGTTTTCGTCTAAAGTAACGGTTGGTAATTCAGGTTTGTTCCGTCTATAAACTTCTCCTAGTGTAGGTTTTTGCTTTTCAGCTTGTTTAGTGAAGTCGGAAAATGCCTTAAGTAGTTTTATTCCTGAATCAGGATCACTGTGTCGCTCAATCGTTTCTGCTGTAGACTCTTTACTAAAATCATTCCGATTGATTACAGGCTTTCTCGTATTTCGTTCAATCTTCCAAACCTTCCACGTCACAACTGCCATTGTGATGAGGAGGGTTGTTTTATATAGTGTGTTCATTGATAATTCCTCCTATTAAGTTGTTTGTTCAATTGTGTGTTATTCTTCTTCGTCTAAATCAAAGTGCTGTTCGATTTGGTCAATTGCCCACTCAATCATTGATTCAAGGTGTTTCTCTCTGTCGACTTCGTAAGTGTGCTCAATCTCGCCTGCATATGTCACAGTAAGAGTATCTTTGTGTGTGTATGTTTGACTTTTGTTTTCTTTAACTGCATAAAGTGTTAATACTATATTGTTTAGCTTTTCTTTTTGTTCTGGTGTCATTTACGCTCCCCCTAAATTAGCTTCATAACCGAATTCAGTCATGATTTCATGTATTTTCAATCTGCCTTTTTGTGTCCATCTAGTTTGTAAAACTGTGTCTTCTCTGCCATCAGAACGCACAATTGTTATAGTGTCTGAATCTGTGTAACTCTTGCCCATGTGTTCTGAGTAAAGCACCCACTGTTTATTTACTTTTCGTTGTAGTCTAGCTTCGTGTAGTAGTTTGTTTAACTTTTGTGCTGATATACCGTAGTCTGCCGCGATTTGAGTTGTGGCTAATGTGCCAGTTGACTTTAAGATTTCATCTACATAGTCTGCTTTGGGTTTTAGTTCTCCGATTTCTTGTTGTAAAAGTAAGTTTTGCTCTTTTTCTTTCTTATACTCAGTCAACACTGTAATGATGTAGTCTGGATCTTTTAATGTTTGTTCAATTACATTGTCTGTTGCGTAGATACCGTGTTTGCGAATAGCTGGTAGGACTTCCATCGCCAACCAATCTTGAAATTTTTCTGCTACAGCATTACCTGCTTTGAAAGCCAACTTATATACCATTGGTTCTGGTATGAAATCGCCTTTCCCAACTTCTTGGGAAAGATATTTACCTAAATATTTATTGATAGTTTCCCAACGAATATATTGTTTGCCGTTTTTAAACTGAGTGAACCCCAAACTTTTTGCGACAGTTTCTAAATCGAATAAATTATTTTCATTATCTTGTTTGATTAAGATTGAAAACATGTCGTTACTGAAAGTTTTAATTTCATTCATTAACTCTTCACCTCTTCTTTAATTTCTAAAATTTTCGCAATACGTTTCTTTTGTTCAAAAGCATCTCTACGTCCACGTAAAATATCCGATAAGTAAGCACTTGAAATTTCTAGCATTTCCGCAAGTTGCTTGTTTGTCATGTTGCGTTTTAATAATTCCGTTCTCACTTTCAAGCCGAAATCTGTTGTCGACATATTAGCACCTCCTATAACATTTTTTCTAAGCAAATAAATTATCTGTTGAACACCAATAACTTTTATGCTAATATTTAAGCATAGTTTAATAAACCTATAACAATTCGTAATGCCTGTCATAAAGGTATTGAATACTCGTTCCCCAACGAATAATTGTTATGTGTTTAGTAAGCTAAATTTAAAGCTTAAATACAGTATATTAACTTTTATGCTAATTGTCAACAAAAATAGCGAAAAAGTTAATCTGTGATAGGAGAAATTTATGAATCTAGTACAAAGAATCCGTAATTTGTGCAATTCAAAAGGTATGACTTTTGCTGAATTAGAGAGAACTTTAGGGTTTTCAAACGGACAAATCAGAAGATGGGAGAAAACCAAACCAGGCATTGATAAGGTGCAAAAAATTGCCGATCACTTCGATGTATCAGTTGATTACTTATTAGGTAGAGAAAAAGATGAGTACTCCGGAGAAGATAAAAGTGAAGATATTCTTATTATGCATCGAGCTACAGAAAATATGACGGAGGCACAAAGGCAAAAAGCTTTGACTATATTAGAAGCAATGTTTGATGATTGGGATGATTTAACTAAGTAACAAAGGGGCTTTTTAATTGAAATTAAATTATGAAAAATCTTTTTTTAAATCTGCGAAAGCAGTTTACGAGATCACAAATGGTCTATATAACTTATCTTTTCCTTTAGATATATTTGAAATTATCTCAAAAGATAAACGTATTAAATTAGTGACTTTCTCTGAATTTTCTCAGAATACTGGCACTTTATATTTTAAAATACCTTCTATTTTCGGTTCAGAAGAAGCGTTTCATATTAGAAAAGGAGACAAAGCGATTATAGTTTATAACGATTTACTGCCTATGAATCGTCTAAGATTTACTTTAGCTCATGAATATGGTCATTTTATAATGGGACATACTGGAGTTAATTTAAATAAAACATTCACATATAAAGATTATTATAGAAGGATTGCTGAAGAATATGAAGCAAACTCATTTGCTTCATGTTTATTGTTTCCTTTACATATAAGATACAAATATATAAACAACTTTAATATTGAGCAAATTTCGTACAAGTATCAAATGAGTTTTCAAGCGATCCATATAGCGGTAAAAGTAATCAGAAGACATATACACAATGGGTTAAACGACTATATGTCAAATAACGAAAATTACCACGCAGAAAACTACTTAAGTTTTTTAGAAGAGAAAATGGAAAGCAAATCTGATTTTATAAATGAATTTAAATATGCTTATGATCTAACGATTTAACAATCAAAAAATAAAGGAGAAATGAACATGAAAGAATTACCTAAGAGCAGATTAACGTTCAAAGAAAGTATGATTGAGAGTCAATATTTAGCAACTAAAACAAAAGAAGAAAAGAAACAATACAAGCAACTATCTGTTGAAGACAAAAGAGAAATTTTAAAAGAATACCAAAGTAAACCTAGAAAAGAAGTGAAATTTGAAAGTGAAATCAATAAATCTGACGAAAACTTATCTAAAATCTACCAAAGATTTAGCGAAATAGGTGTAGAGGATTTGTTTGGTACAAAAAAAGAAGTGAAAGAACTACCTATGATTTTAAAAGATAATGAAAACATAATGTATGTAACTTCGGGATTGTACAATAATAATACCTACTTAATAGTATGTACTGATCTAAGATTGTTATTCTTAGATAAAGGTATGATATATGGTTTGAAATTTCATGAATTTCCATTCGAGAAAATCAATTCTGTTTCGTATAAAAAAGGACTTCTTTTTGGCGAAATAATTATACATCACGGTTCATCAAGTATCGCTATAGGAAGCATATCAAAAAACACTGTATCTAGAATGGCGGAAACAATACAAGAACAAATCTCTATTCGAGAAAGTTCTATGAAACCATCCAATTCTGAAAAAATGAGTTTTTCTGTTGCTGATGAATTAATAAAATATAAAGAATTATTAGATGTCGGAGTAATTTCTCAGGAAGAGTTCGATAAGAAAAAACAACAATTATTGGATATTGATTAATAGCGCTTGTGTGGCGTGAGGAGGATGAGGGATGGAAGAGAATAAAACTTTAAAAGAATACTTGCGTAATTTTTTAGAAGGTTACAAATATGTAGTTGAAAACAGATACATTTATCAGTTTAGTAGTAATCCGGAAGCCTTCCCATTCATGAGAAAAGACGATTACAAGATTTCGATATTTTATCTAAATCAATCTTTTTTTGAAGAACCTTGCATCGTTGTTATCTCAAATGACAGTAAATTAAAAGAAATATATAATTTTCGTAATACTGATATCAAACATTTGTCTAAACACTTTACTTCATACATATATGATTCTAAAAAGTATGTAGAAGAACAATCCGGATTATTAGATTTTAATAACTACATTTATTACACGTCTATTTACTACGGAAAATATATCGGGACTGTAATAATACAAAACAATTTAGATTTATTTTTTAATTATGGCAAACGATTAGCTAACGATCATTACAATACATTGATATCGAAGTCGAAAGAGAAATTGATAAACAAAGCACATGATGAAATACAACCGTTCAACCACTTAGATTTAAATAGCATGAAAAAGATTGTTGATGATATAACTTTTTCTTATCAAATAGAACAAGGATTACAAGCTTATAAAAGGGAGTTGTATTTGCCAGCTGCAGCAACCTTTGCTGTTGCTATAGAGACGTTTTTAATCAAATTAAAAAAAGTGAATAAAATCAAACATAAAGACACCGATTCAACTATGTACACCAAATTATTAGGAGAATTAACTAAAGAGGGTAAAGTGAATTATAGAACCAAAAAACGGGTAGAAATTGCTTATAGTATGAGAAATATAATCAACCATTCACAAGCCGGTGCAGTAGCCAAAGGTGATTGCGACTTCCTTTTAAACACACTAAAGGACATCGTTGATGAAAACGAAAGAATATTAACCGAATACAGTAAATCAATTAATAAGACGGAATAAATAGATATCCTTGTATTCGGACTCTATTTTTAACATAATTTGTTCATAAATTTTTAATTTAAGTTCTTGTTCATCGTCATAAATATCAAATTCACTACTATAATTTTCAACTGATTCTTTTATATAAGCTATTTCTGCGTCAGTAAACTTTACGCACATTTCATCACCTACTTTTTATTTTATTATATCACATTTAGTACCTAGTACTAAATTTCGGGTAGCCCGCCTACCCTTATTATTTTTTTGCCAATTTTGAGGAGGGAGAAGCAAAATGCCAGTATATAAGGATGATAATACAGGTAAATGGTATTTTTCCATTAGATATAAAGATGTATACGGTAATAACAAACG